GGTCAACTTTCGTGCGTACGAGTCAGAGACCCCCTCGCGGGTCCGGGAGGTGGCAACGGTGAGTGGTCGTGGCCCAGCCCCGAAGGACCCTGCCGAGCGGGTCAGGCGCAACAAGCCCGACATGCCCCCGGTGACGGTGGTCCCTGACAGCGAGATCCGCGGCCCGGAGCTGCCCGACGGGCTCGACTGGCCGGCAGCGACACTCGACTGGTGGGAGACGTGGCGCCGCTCGCCTATGGCGCAGACCTTCGTCGAGACCGACTGGTCGGCGCTGATCGACACAGCTGTGCTGCACGCCCAGTTCTGGTCCGGTGACCTGTCGGTGGCCGCGGAGCTGCGGCTGCGGTCGGCGAAGTTCGGGGCGACCCCGGAGGACCGGCTTCGGCTGAAGCTGAGCATCGGGAAGCCGGACGCGAAGCCGCAGCCGAAGGCGCAGACGGCCGGTAGCAAGGATCGCCGCTCGCGGCTGTTGCGAGCCGTCGGTGACGACTAAGCCTGATCCGGTCCTGTCGCTCGGCTTCGCCGGGATCTCCTGGGTCGAGCACTTCCTGGTGCACGGGCCTGGTGACGTGCAGGGCGAGCCGATCGAGCTGGACGACGAGTTCGCGGCGTTCATCGTGAAGGCGTACCGGGTCGACGCGAAGGGTGCCCGTCGGGTGCGGCGGGCGTTCCTGTCCCGCAGCAAGGGCCGGTCGAAGTCGGGGCTGGCGGCGATGGTCGCCTGCTTCGAGGCGCTCGGTCCTTGCCGGTTCGACCACTTCGCCGAGCAGGGCGAGGTTAGTCCGTGGGGCTACGAGTACGAGCCGGGCGAGCCGGTGGGCCGGCCGGTCACTTACGCCGAGGTGCTGTGCGTGGCGACAGAGGAGTCGCAGGCCGGCAACACCTACGACGCGATCCACTACATGTTGCACCCGGACACCTGCTCGCGGGAGCTGCTCGAGGCGTTCGGCCGGTTGGACGTGGGGCTGACCCGGATCAACCTCCCTGACCGGCGCGGCTCGATCGAGCCGCTGACGTCGTCGGACAAGGCGAAGGACGGCGGGAAGTCGACGTTCATCGTCGCCGATGAGACGCACCTGTGGGTGCTGCCCCGGCTGATCCGGCTGCACGGGACGATGACGCGCAACCTGCTGAAGCGGAAGATCGCGTCCGGCTGGATGCTTGAGACGTCGACGATGTACGCGCCCGGTGAGGGGTCGGTCGCGGAGGCGACGCACGCCTACGCGCAGTCGGTCGCCGAGGGCAGGCTGCGGGACCGGACGCTGCTGTTCGACCACCGGCAGGCCGCGGATACCTACGACCTGAGTCACAAGACGCAGCGGGTCCGGGCGCTGCGCGAAGCCTACGGTCCGGCGGCCGCGTGGATGGATCTGGACGCGATCGCCGGCAGCTGGGACGACCCGCAGGTGAAGGAAGCCGACTTTCGCCGCTACTGGCTCAACCAGCCGGTGTCGACGTCGGGGACGTGGCTGCCTCACGGCGCGTGGGACAGGTGCAAGTCGACCCGGACGATCCCGGACGGCGCCGACGTGGTGCTCGCCCTGGACGGGTCCTTTAATGGGGACACGACGGGCGTCGTCGTCGTCGAGGTAGACACGATGCACCTCGACGTGCTGGCGGCGTGGGAGCGACCCGCGGACCTGACCGCCGACAACTGGCGGGTGCCGATCGCGGACGTCGAGGAGACGATCAGGGCGGCCGGCCTGCGTTACCGGGTGCTCGAGGTCACCGCCGACCCCTACCGCTGGCAGCGCTCGCTCGAGCAGCTGGAAGCGGACGGTCTGCCGGTGACGGAATTCCCGCAGTCCGCGCAGCGCATGACCCCGGCGACGAAGGCGTTCTACAACGCGGTCGTTGACCAGCAGGTGACGCATTCCGGTCATCCGATGCTGACCCGGCACGTCGGCAACGCGGTGCTGAAGGACGACTCCCGCGGCACCCGGATCGTGAAGGAGTCGAAGGGCTCTATCCGCCGCATCGACCTCGCAGTGTGCGCGGTGATGGGCCTCGAGCGGGCCTCCTGGCACGCGTCCAACGAACCCTCTGACGGCGGATGGGCGGTGGCTCTGTGAGTGACCGGCTGTTCGTCGAGGGCAGGTTGGGGCGTGATTTCCAGCAGTCCGCGCACGTCCTGATGCAGGAGCTTGACGACGAGGCGAAGGCTCGCGGCTACCACGTTGTCGGCGCCGTCACGATCGGCACCTACGATCACGACCTGCTTGGCGGCATGATGCGACTCGAGGCCGATGTCGAGCCGGGCGTCCGGGTCGACAGCCGATGAGCAGCGCCCTGGTCCGCAAGCTCGCCCGCCGGATGGACGCGCAGGCACCGGCGCTGTCGACCCTGGACGCGTACTACTCGGGCAACCAGCCGTTGTCGTTCCTGCACCCGGAGATCCAGGCGAACGTCCGGCAGCGGGTCCGCAACCTCGCGATCAACTGGCCGCGGATCATCGTCGGCTCGGTCGAGGAGCGCCTCGACGTCGAGGGGTTCCGGCTCGGCTCCGACGAGGTCGCCGACCACGAGATGTGGCGCGTCTGGCAGGCGAACGGCCTCGACGAGTGGTCGCAGATGGGCCACGTCGACGCGATGGTGCACGGCCGCGCGTTCGTGTCCGTCTGGGCGAACGAGGACGACCCGGGCACGCCGAAGATCTCGTTCGAGTCCGCGCGTCAGGTGCAGGCGTCGTACCGGGCCGGCACTCGCGATCTGGACGCGGTGCTGAAGGTGTGGCGCGACGACGGCGTGCAGCATGCCTGGCTGTATCTGCCGGACCGCATCGAGCAGTGGGCGACCGACGTGCGGCCCGACATGATCCAGGCCGATGTCGAGTACCAGCGCGACGGCGCGGACATCGACAACCCGCTCGACACGCCGCCTTTCGTGCCGCTGGTGAACCGTGCCCGGCTGATGGACCTCAACGGCGAGTCGGAGCTGTCCGACGTGCTGCCGATGGCCGACGCGGTGAACAAGCTCGCGACGGACATGATGGTGTCCTCGGAGTACCACGCGATGCCGCGCCGCTGGATCACCGGCATGCAGCTCCCCGCGCAGGGTCCGAGCCGTACCCGGGTGCAGGAGGAGGTCAAGGCGGAATGGTCCGAGGCGTTCCCCGGTAAGCCGTGGATGGCCGGTAAAGACGTGACGTTCGGGCAGTTCCCTGAGGCGCAGCTGACGAACTTTATCGACGCGATCAAGATGCTGACGACGCAGATCGCGGCGATCGCCGGGCTGCCCCCGCACTACCTCGGCGTGAACACCGACAACCCTGCTTCCGCTGACGCGATCCGCTCCGCAGAGTCGAGCCTGGTGAAGAAGGCCGAGCGCAAGCAGCGCGCTTTCGGCGGGTCCTACGAGCGCGTGATGCGTCTCGCCGCGCAGGTCCGCGACGGCAAGCCGGACCCCGGCCTCGATGGGCTCGAAACGATCTGGCGTGACCCGTCGACCCCGACGCCGGCACAGAAGGCCGACGCTGCGGTGAAGCTGACGCAGGGACCGACGCCGATCATCACCCGCAACCAGGCCCGCGAGGACCTCGGTTACTCGCAGGAGCAGATCGCGCGCATGAGCGCGGAGGAGCAGCGCGCCGCCGATCTTGCGGCCACGGCCGATGTCCGCGCCCGGGTGGCGCTGGCGACCGAGCTGATGAGCACCCAAGGCTTGTCGCAGGCCGCCGCGTTCGCCGCTGCCGGCCTGATCGTGGCCGCGAACCAGATCAGCACCGACGGCAATACCCCTTAGACCACCCCAGCCGCACGGCACAGGGGCCTTCCCGCACGGGAGCAGCAGATGACCGACACGAACCAGGCGACCCCGGAGACTCCCGCACAGGACCCGGAGCAGCCGAAGCCCGAAGCCCCGAAGAAGGCCGCTGAGACCGACTGGCGGGCCGAGGCGAAGAAGTGGGAACAGCGCGCCAAGGAGAACTCGACGGCCGCTCAGCGGCTCGCCGCGCTCGAGGAGGCGCAGAAGACCGAGGCGCAGAAGCTCGCCGAGCGCGCTGAGGCCGCGGAGAAGGAACGGGACGCGATGCGCCTCGAGACCCTCCGCGCACGGGTAGCCATCACGAAGGGCGTCCCCGCTGACCTGGTCGACCGTCTTCGTGGCGACACGGAAGACGACCTGGCCGAGGACGCGGACCGCCTGCTCGCCCTGATCCAGCCGGGCAAGCCCCGCGGCGACGTCGCGCAGGGACCTCGCGGTGACACGGCGGCGCTGAACAGCGACCCGTTGCTAGACGACCTGAAAGCCAAGCTCGGCATCGCCTGAGCACACGCCACGCCACAACTGCGGCGGGCGTCACACCCCGAAGGAGTAAACAGTGGCGATCACTGCCGCAACCACCCTCTCGGGCTTCTCCGGGTTCCTGACCCCGGCGCAGTCCGACGCCATCTTCGACAAGGCTGCTCAGCAGTCCGTCGTCCAGCAGCTCGCACGCCGCATTCCCCTCGGGGCCTCCGGCGTGTCCGTCCCCGTGACCACCGGCAAGCTCACCGCCGGGTGGGTCGCTGAGGGCGCGCAGAAGCCGGCCAGCGCTGGCACCATGACCCTGAAGACGATGAGCCCGAAGAAGCTCGCCGTCATCGCGGTCGTGTCCGCCGAGGTCATCCGGGCCAACCCGGGTAACTACATGAACGCGATCCGCGACCAGGTCGCGGAGGCGTTCGCGATCGCCTTCGACGCTGCGGCTCTGCACGGCACCGCGACGCCGTTCACAACCTACGTCGACCAGACGGCGAACTCGGTGGAGGCGACCGGCACGACCCCGGCCTTCTCCGCGGTCTGGACCGACCTGAACAGCGCTCTGAACATCCTCGTCACTGCCGGCAAGGACCCGAACGGGTGGGCGCTCGACTCCCGCTTCGAGCCGGTCCTGAACGGCGCGCTGGACACCGCGAACCGGCCGTTGTTCATCGAGTCCCCGCTGACGGAGACCGCCGGCCCGGTCCGCTCGGGCCGCCTGATGGGCCGCCCGGCGTTCGTCGGCCCCGGCGTGTACGGCGCGACCGGCAAGATCTACGGCTACCTCGGCGACTGGACCCAGGCCGCCTGGGGCGTCGTCGGCGGCATCTCCTACAGCATCAGCACCGAGGCCGCGGTCACGATCAACGGGGCGCTCGTGTCGCTGTTCGAGAACAACCTGGTCGCGGTGCTGGCTGAGGCCGAGTACGGATGGCTCGTCAACGACACCGCGGCATTCGTCAAGATCGCCAACAACGCCTAACCGGGAGCTGACGATGGCTGTCAAGAAGGCAACGACCACTGACGACCTCAAGGGCGACTCCCCGGTGACGGTGGCCGGTGAGGGCGAGACCCTCGCCGGCCCGCCGGCCGAGGGCGACACCCCGACGCGGACGGTCGGTGACCCGGCCCCGGACACGGCGAACCTGACCGGCTCGGAGCCGACCGACCCGTCCGACAAGCCGGTGAAGATGAAGAGCCCCTGGGGCTCACAGGTCACCGTGTCGTCGGACATCGCGCAGCACTTCAAGTAGTACCCCCGCCGGGGCGGTGCCTGCGTTCCGCCCCGGCGGGCTCACCTGACAACTCAGCAGAGAGAGGCCGCCATGGCTGACAGCAAGATCGACGCCGCGCTGCGGCCGGCCAGCAACCGCGTGCAGCGCGAGTGCGCGGTCTGCGGCCAGTTCGACGACCACCCGCGCCACGTCATCGGCGACCTGCTGGACGGGTCCACGACGCTGCGGCACATGGACTGTTGCCGTGAGGCTGGCTGCCCGGACGGGTCGTGCGGCGAGGTCACGAAGGGCGCCGAGTCCAAGCGCGGCACCGCTCTCGTCAAGCACCTCACGAAGGAGTCCTGATGGGTGCCCTGGTCCAGGTCCACGCGAACGGCCTCCTCGACGCCTCGACGGACCAGTCGGGCGCGGCGGTCAGGCTGTCCACGGGTCCGCTGCGGTGCCGTCTGATGACCGCGAACGGGTCGGCGACGGCGGCCGGCACGGAGCTTGCCACCTCCGGCGGCTACACGTCCGGCACGGGCGCCCCGACGATCACGTTCGGTGCGGCGTCGGCAGCCGTGTCGACGTCGACGAACGCGCAGACGGTGACGAACATGCCGGCGACGACCATTGTCGGCATCGAGATCTGGGACAGCGCGGGCACGCCGCTGCGTAAGTGGTGGGGCGCGCTGACCGCGTCGAAGACGACGAACGCGGGCGACACCTACAGCCAGGCGATCGGCGCCGTGACGTTGGCGCTTCCGTAGCCGATGCCCAACTTCCCGACGTCGCTGCCGTCGGCGACCCCGGCGACGCACGGCGAGGTCGTCGGGGAAGTCGTCGCCATGGCGTCGGCGCTGATCGGGATGCCGGGGCGGAACGTGGTCCGCAACGGGGACATGTCCATCGCGCAGCGCGGGAACGGGTCGTTCACCACCACGGGGGTCTACACCGCCGACGGGTGGACCAAGGACCACGTCGGCGGCACGCACACCGTGAACCGCACCACGACAGCGCCAGGGTCATTGCCGGGCGGGTCTGCTGCGTCCGCGGTCCTCGACGTGATCACCTCTGGGCAGGCAGCCGCCGGGGACTTTTCCTCGATCACGCAGAGAGTCGAGTCCGTCCGCACCCTCGCAGGGCAACAGGCCACGCTGTCATTCATCGCATACGCCGCCACGGGCACCCCGAAAATCGGTGTCGAGGTCATCCAGTTCTTCGGGAGCGGCGGCTCCCCGTCCTCGCTTGTCCTGACCGCTATGGGAGCGGTTACCCTCAGCACTACCAGCACCCGTTACACGGTCGCGCTCACCGTGCCGTCCATCGCCGGAAAGACGCTCGGCACTAATGGAGACGACCGGCTGCAGATCAACCTCTGGACTTCTGCCGGCTCTACCTTCGCGGCCCGCGCCGGTAGCATCGGCATCCAGAACAGCACCATTAGCATCACCGACGTCCAGCTTGAGGCCGGACCTGTGGCAACACCGTTTGAACGTCTGCCACAGCAGACGCAACTGGCGTGGTGCCAGCGGTACTTCAAGGCGATCACAGCCCCGGCAGGTGCGTTCGCGTTCGGCAGCGGCTTTGCCTACGCCACGACTGGCGGTCGGGCGGGACGGTCCAGAAGGGCGTCGGCCACGCCGGCTTGAGGTCGGTCGTGTACGCCA